TTTTCGTTTATAAAATAATACTTTAAAACTTGTTTAGTTTCTTTAATATAAATAGTCTTATAAAACGCTTTAGGTACAGTTGCACCAGTTGGTAATTTAGTACATGTTTTATCAAATACCAATCTTATTTCAACAGTTACTGTATACTTCTCAGCTAAAACTCTCTCCTTAGCTTCTAGGAGCCTCCAGGTTACACGATTTAATTCTTGGTGTTGTAATGCGCAGTTAACGTATGAGAATGTCTTATAAAGCATCTCTTTGGTGCAATTGAAATCTGCGGCTGGTGCCATATGCCCTTTATCATAAACATTTTGAGCATAGTCTTTAGCATCCGATGTTTTTAAATCACCAGAAACGTAGAAATCCATTCCAGTCCTTGACGCTGTACCATTTGGGCATTGTACGGTATACTTAATAAATTTTGGTTGTTCTAATATTTCAGAATATACACATTCGTATATATCAGTTTTAATATAAACAGAGTCTCTTAATTGAGCATTAACCGTAATGCTAACTAAAAATAATAAAATAAATAATAGTTTTTTCATGCTAATAAATATACCGAATATCAATAAAAAGGTCGGAGTAGCGAATTCCGACCTAGTTTGTCCATAACCATGAACGATCCTAAAATACCACCTCTACGGGTGGAATGTCTTAATCATAATCTTCATCATTGTCAACAGCTTCATCGTATTCACCATTCTCAATGTTTTCCATTATAATATCAATTTGTTCTATTGTTTCTGTTAAGTAATTAATAACGTTTCTTTGTAACTCGCTTTGTAAATCACCTGATTCGGTTGATTCTATTATCTTATCAGCATTATTTTCGTACAACTCGCTAATACTATCTCTTAATGAGTTGAGTTGTTTAAGTGTTTTGTGATGCATATTACTATTTGTTTTTCGATAAATATAAAAAAATATAGTAAAGTTTACTTTTTTCAATTAATTTACTATATTTGTGTTAAAATATAAGATATGATTTATTTATTGAAATTTTTAGGTGTGATGTTAGCTATGGCTATTACTGATGTATGCTGGGCATATTATTTTATAAAGGTTGATGAAAGAAGACCTGTTGGTGCTGGGTTATGGGCTACTGCTTTATTTATTTGTGGTGCCACGGTTACAGCAAATTATGTTGAAGACAAGTCGCTTATGATTGCTGCGGCTATTGGTTCTTTTGTAGGTACTTGGGCTACTATCGCATATAAAAAGAAAAAAGAATTAAAAGATAAAAATAAAGCTGATGGAATACAGGATTTGGGATAAAGATCAAAAAAAATATATTAAGGATGCTGTTGTTGCACAAGATGGTTCAATTAACATTATTAGAGGAGGAGAAAAATTAAATGAAATTATTAATAGATACTATTTGGATGAAGGTGATATATTGGGTGGGGATTATAGTGTTCTTGATTTTACTGATTGGTATGGTATTAACACTTGTGTTGTCGAATATTGTACTGGTTGCGTTGATAAAAACGGTAAAAAGATTTACGAAAATGACATCATACTTACGGATGAAGCTGGTTGGTGTGGGTTCGTGGTTTTTGAAAATGGTTCGTTCACCATCATAGACGATAAGGGTGGCTACTCATGGATGCCAAGTTGGGAAAGGTGTGAAGTGATTGGTAATCGAAACAGTAATCTTAACGGATAAGACATTCGATCTTACGGTATTGATTATCAACAAATAATTCGTATACCATTAAAGAAAAATCATCCTCAAAAAAGAAAGAGTCCGTTTTTACGGTAAAAACATCAGAAAGAGATTTAACACCAGATTCTTTAACCTGTGTAACAATCTGTTCTTTGTTTATATATTTCTTATTGAATCCCATTTTCATTGAATATTATAGCTTCAATCATTAAATGTTGCTCTTTGGTGTTACCTTTTTTTACTTCCTGGTAAACTAATATTGAATTAAAATCTTCAAATAAATAAGCTGATTCCTCACGTCTTAACATATGGTATAGTAAATCCATACCACCTTCGTTCACCATTTGTTTTAAATGACTAACGTTTACTTTAGGCAAATCACTCATTTTGAAATTGTAAATATCTTTAAAAAATCCTTTAATTTCATTTGTTTAATCTCAGCAAAGTATTTTGCTGCATTTAATCTAGATGTGGTCATAAACGTTTTTTTGATAGGTTCTTTTGACTTATCGTTTTTAGAATAAAAGTATAGCATGTCGTGTTACTTAGTGTTTTATAAATATATGTGAATTTTATGAAAAAACAAACTATTTATTGATATAACTTAATAAAAAAATGGAAAATATTATCACGGAAAAAATTGCTGAATTAAAATCTATTCAGGGTCAATTGGATCAAGCGTTAGCTGCTTATAAAGAATCTATCGTTGAATTAGAAGCTAGTAAGGGCGAATTAGTACCTGAAGTAATGGAAGCTTTTAAGGGTCAAACAGAAGGTGCTGAAAAATTAAAAATCTCTATTGAAGGGATGTTAGTTGAGATTGTACAAGAGTCTGAAAGATTAACAACATCTTACCAAAAAGCTTTTGAAACAGCTTTAACTAAGGTTAATGAGAACACAAGAAAAGTGTTAGAGCAAATTTTAGAAGATTCTAAAGTTGCTGGTAAAGTAAAAGGTCAAATGAAGATCGATGGTTCTAAAGTTTACGAAGGTATGGGAGATATGTTCGGTAAAGTGAAAGAATGGTTAAATAAAGCTTATAGCAGAATTACTGGTTTCACCTCAAAAGCACAAGAAGGTTTAGATGAAATCGAAGCTATGATTAAAGGTTATGATGAAGAACAACAAAATAAATATACACAAAATATGGATGACGTAGAGTCAGGAGCAACTATGGAAGAAGATTTAAACACAAATGACGGTATCAACAAAGAATTAGGTGAAGGTACTGATGGCGCACAAGGTAGAGTGGCTGAAAAAATTATGACTTTATTGGCTGCACAAGGTATTGGTAGCATGGCATTAGCTGATGATTTAGCTATCGCAATGACTAACCCATCTCAAGATGCTATGTCTAAAGCACAAGAAATGTTAGGTTCTGAATCTCAAACCACTAACCCTGAAATGGGTGGTATGGTTGCTGAAGATGCCGCTCCAACAACAGAAGAATTATTGATTGCATTAACTGCTGTTATAACCATATTTGGCGCACTAGGTGTTGCGTCATTTAAGACTCAAATTATGGCTGCTATTAAAAAGGCTATCGGTAAAGGTGAAGAACCAAAGATGGAAGAAACCATGGATAAAGATATGGAAGAAGGTTCTTGGATGGAAACTAGAGCAGGTGCTGAAGGTGAAGTTTTTGAAAACGAAAAGTTAGACGAAGCTGTTAATAGAATCAAACAAATCCTTAAGTATTAATGACCTATGGCAAAGAAAGCAACTTCAACGAACTCAACTAGAGTTTTCACTGGTAAGCCAAAAAAGAAAAAACCAGGTATTCATTCAAAGAAAAAAAGTAGCAATAGTAAAAATAGTAAGTTTTACAAGAAAAAAAATAGAGGACAGGGATAATAGAAAAGGGGCTAAATTAGCCCCTTTTTTTTATTCGTATACTAGGAAGTACAATTCTTCTTTAGGTCTGGTCACAGCCACGTAGTGTATGTTTCTAGCCTCAACATCGATATCACCGTCATCTTTAATGTAAGTGTATTCCTCTGAAGCAAATTCACTTTCCAATAACATTTCAGGGTCAATTGAGTTGACAATGATACATCTAGGAAACTCACGACCTTTACTCTTATGTATGCTGGTTATAAAAACATCCGAGTTTTTATTCTCCTCTATAAACTTAATTAAACCAAAAGTATTACCGTAATAAGGTGCTACAGCCTCGATCTTTTTCTTTAATGATGGGTTAATCTTACCCTCTTTTATTTTATCAAGATCCTGGGGTGATAAGTAATTAAAATATCTCATTTTAATCTTATCTTTTAAACAATGTTTTTCAATATCTTTAATACTACTATTTGATCTGGCTAATATTGCTAAGGGTTTACCGTCCTTCATCATTTCGTACATCTCAAACTCTGTTATTAGTTTATCATGAATATAACCATCATCCTCATGGTGAGGTATTGCAATTAAATTGCTATATTTATTAGCGTTTTCAACAATCTTTTTGTGTGAACGAAAATTCTTGGTTAGTGTCATTGTGGTTGTATCGTAACCATTTATTAATAAGTTTTCAATACCCTCACAGTTAGCCCCAGAAAAACCATAGATGGATTGATTCTTATCCCCTATTAAATGGTATTGTTTTGCTTTAATCGATAACAAAATTTTCATTTGAAGTGTTGATGTGTCTTGGTACTCATCAACAAAAATATAATCATATAACCCCTCAAAGTATTTTTTATAATCTGGGTGTCTACTGAATCTCTCAGTATCAATTAACATATCCGAAAAATCTCTACCTTTAACCTCTCTGATAAACGCCATGTACTCATCATAGTATGGTGGTTTAGGTGATTTAATATTATCAGCGTTTTGTAATTTAAAGGCTGAAAATGTTGCTGATATTTGACTACCTTCTTCATAAAACTTATCCACATTTTTAGCGTATATTTGTTTAATTTTAAGAGGGTCTTTAATATGTGGTTTATACTTATCTTTATACCAATTTGTGAAATCATAAAATGTAACAATAGGTTTAAACAAACCCATCTTTCCAAGCAAACTACTTGTAAAACTATGGATTGTGGTTATCTTAACATCATGTTTAACCCTTGAACGTAACTCATTAACCGCATCGTTTGTAAAACTAAAAAAAATTATTCTGGAAGGGTCTACCCCATTTTCAATCATCTCATTCAACCTACCAACAGTTGAGTGTGTTTTACCCGAACCAGCTGTTGCTGATAGGATGATTGACTTATCACCTTTATAATTGATGAAGTTTAATTGTTCGTCTGTGTACTTACTCATTTCTTTATTTTATGATTATTTCGACAAAATTAATAAATCTTTTGTTTATTACCAAATAATTTTTTACTTTTGTTCCATGAATAACACAATAACATTCCAAAATGGGTTTAACCCTCACATCTCTAGGTTTAAAAAAATAACATTGGATGATGAACATTACGGTAAATTGACAGGGTCAATTATCAAATTAATTAACAAGCGAGAAGCTAAATTAAATCGAAAGTTAAGTGACGATGAAAAGATTAGTTTATTTAAAAAACCTTTCATGCAGGTAGCTGGTGAAACAGTTATGGAACAATTCTTAGGACTTGATTTTGTTGACTATAATGATGTTTCAGATATTAAAATAGCTCATATAAATAAGATCACTGGTAAGAAAGGTCTTGATATTAGCACATTTTCATATGGATTCTTACCTTTAGTTTATGGTAGGACGTACCGCAAAACAATATTCATATGCATGATTTCAAAAAGAGAATATTATATTTGTGGGTTGGGTTCCCCAACTGTTATTAACGGATATTCTAAATCTGATCTAGTTATTTCAGATAGATTAAGAATGGCTGGTAAAGCAGCATTTTATGGTTTTGATCAATTAAAACAATTATCCTCATCAACATCAGAGTTTTTGAAAATTATTGTATAAGATAAACTATTTATATATAAAAATAGATTTTTATGAATAGAGTATATAGAATGTCAGAATCTCAACTTGAAGTTGTGTTAAAAAACCAAAAAATTATTAAACAAGGTAATGAGGCTCATGATAATAGACAAGGTCTTGATAAAAACCCATATGAAAAGGGAACCAAAGAATATGCTTCATGGGAAGAAGGTTGGTTAGATGGTGAAACATTGAATCAGATGAGTCACGATGACGCTCAATTTCGTAGAGAACGAGGTTTTGAAGAGGGTGTAACTGAAGAAGCCGCTACCACCAATGATAATATTTTTAAAACTGAAGTTTCCGATGTTGATTTTTATATTGACCAAGATGCTTTATTTAGTGAATATACTAAACCAGGCGTTAAAAACACAATTATTGTAAATAACGAAGAGTTTGATGTTTATATGAATGTTAGTAAAGCTATCGCTAATTATGAGTTGGATATTGAATATAGATCATACGGAATCAAATCAATTGGTTTAGTACCTTTTAGTGTATATTTTATAGGTTCTCTTGAATTAACTGGTGAAACTCACGAATTCAGTAAAGATTTTGAGATTGAGGTTGATAATTCTGGTATAAAAATGAATACTCTTTCTGGTGAGTTTGTTATGGGTGATTTTGCTAAAATTAATTTAGGTAATTTACCAAATAACATATCTTTAGTATCTAAAAGAGTTTCTGAACATGATAGTTTTTATGTTACAAATGTCGAAGTTAATCAACAAGGTGATAATATGGTAATCGAATTACAATATTAATTTACATTATTTTTTCTTTTACTATATTTATTATCAAATAAAGCCTCGTGTGGCTATTAACCTTGGGTACTAGTTGCCCTTGAGTCGTGATGAGCGACAAAAAGGTTGGTATAATAAAATATAAAACGAGAAAAAATGTACAACACAAATTACACGTTCAACAGTCAGTTGAACCCTGAAGCCTACATTACAAAAGGTAAAAACAGATTAAAACAGATTAATGATTCTGTTTATCTAAATGACAACGATCAATTTGAGATCGAGTTGTTCAACCCGAAAACAATTTCGGTGTTAGCAAAAATTAAAATTAATGGTAACTATCTTTCGAATCGTGGTTTAATATTAAAACCAGGTCAAAGAATTCATTTGGATCGTCATATCGATGAAGCCAAAAAATTCTTATTTTCAACCTACGAAATTGATGGTGAAAACACAGCTGCGTTAGATGCTATTCAAAATAATGGTTTAGTTGAAATAGAATTCTATGATGAAACGGTCTTATCTGGTTTCAACACCATATACCCATCATCATGTGGTTCATATTATTATCAACCAATCTTTACCCAACCAAATTACAACCCAAGTTTTACAACAATTACTTGTTCTTCTAATGACATTGGTAAAACTTACACATCAGGTATTTCTAGTAAATCAATTGAGACTGGTAGAGTTGAAAAAGGTGGTGAGTCAGATACTGAATTAAAAAACGGTAGTGGTGATTACTCATATTTTATGAACCATTCGGTAAAATGGAAATTATTACCAAACTCACAAAAACCAGTTGAGGTTTCTGAATTAAGAAACTATTGCTCTGGATGTGGAGTTAGAATAAAAAAAGCAAATTGGAAGTTCTGTCCTTCTTGCGGTAACGAAATATAATAAAGAACCACACGAGGTCTTTATTTATTTTTAAAACTATTTATAAATAAAAAACAATGGCAAAATATAGAGTAACTGAAGCGCAACTTCAAAAAATATTTGAAGATATTGAAACAAAAAGATTATCTGAAATGGATAATTATAATTACCCAGAAGGTTCTGACACACCAAACGCACCATGGAATCAAAAAGACACCCATAAAGAAGGTGAGTATGTTGCTGGTGATTACGAAATTGTTAGTTCTAATCGTGGCGAGTATTTGTTAAAAAACAAACAAACTGGTCAAGTATTATATACTATTAACGATGTTTGGGATTCTTATGAGAATGGTGATTCAGAAGATATTATGGATGTGTTAGAAGATTATCTTGATATTGAACAAGAAGAAGATGCTGATGAAGATGGTTATTATATGACTAATGCTTCTGATTGGAAGGATTATATTGATTCTAATAATATCTTGGATGCTTTAGCTAGTTATATGAACAACAGCACAAAAAACGGTGAAAATCTTAATATTGTTGACGGTGAAAAATGGCAAGATGGTGACGGTAAATTTTTATTAGTAACACCTGAGTCTATCGGTGAGGTTATGGATGATAAATTAAAAGCTGACGCTAGTAAATTACTAGGTTTAAGCTAAACTACTAAATAAATTTTTTTGATCTTGGGGTACTTCTATGTGAGCATGGGTGTACCCCAATTTTTTTAGAGCAACCATACGATGTCTACCATCGGTAACGCCCAATTTACCATCATAAATACCAGCTAATGTTGGTTCAAATATAACTTCGTACTCATCTCTATCACCAGTTCTAGGATTGATCCAACGATTATCATCACCATATTTTGTAACGTAATCTATTGATTTTTCTATTCTATTAACACTAAATGGTTGAGTTGTCTCATCACCAACAAAGTATTCTGGTGAATCTTTTTTAAACCTATCTAAAAATTTATCGATATTAACTAAAACCAAAACATCTTCGTTTGGGTAGTGTAATTTATATTTATCAGCAGCTAATATTTTCATTGTACAAATTTACATATAAATATCGAACAAACACCAATAATAAACTATTTATAATAAAAAACTAATGAAAGTATTAAATGTAACTGCTGATCTTGTTGAGGTTCTATGGGCTGATGACAATGAAATTGAATATATACCGTATGACGAATTCGTTAAAAAATATGGTGTAGAGAAATTAGCTAAATTTAAAAAAAATGAAACTATTACTATAACCAAAGGTGAGTTACTTGAGAAGATGGGGTTATGGGCTAATATAGCAGCTAAACGTGCTAGAGGTGAAGAACCAGCTAAACCAGGTGATAAAGATTACCCAAATAAAAAAGCTTTGGATAAAGCGGTTAAGTCATCTAAACATGAAGGTTTTACTAATGAAAACTTATTCTCATTAGTTGATGAAATTGTAAACATGCAAACAGGTAATCACATCATCGATGATTTGGTTATAAGCAAAGATAATTTACATGAAGGTATTATCACCCCAGATGTGTTAGAAAAGATGGTTAATGAGGCTATAAATGAGTATTACAGCATGACTGAGAACTTAAATGAAGCCGAATACCATGGTAGAAAGGTTCAATTAGGTAAGATATCACGTGGTGATGTTAAAAAATATAAAGTGCACGTTAAAAATGCAAGTGGTAATGTGGTTAAAGTAAATTTTGGTGACCCTAATATGGAGATCAAAAGAGATAACCCAAGAAGGCGTAAAAATTTTAGAGCAAGACATCATTGCGATAATCCAGGCCCTAGATGGAAAGCTAGATATTGGGCTTGCAAAACCTGGTCATCAACACCAGTATCAAAAATGGTATAATATGAAAAATTACACATTAACAAAACAACAAATACAAGAAATCGTGAGTGAATATTCTTTTAACGGAAAAAATGAAGGGGACAATATTTTTGTTGGATCATTCAGAAGAAGGGCTCTACCGAAGCCAATTTTAGTAAACGTAATGAAAGCCATTAAAATGGTTATCGGTAAAGGTGTAACACCAACAAGATATAACAGCGGTGAATATGATACTGTTGAGATTCCTTTATTTGGTCAGTTACTAACTTATTTATCTGGTAAGTGGTAATTAGAATGTAAGTTTACATTTACCAGCGTATTTCGATCTATCGTAATCAAGTTCATCAGTATCATACCATTCTAATCCAACATCAGCTGCTGAGGTAAATATCCAGTTAGAATACTTATCCATAAAAGTTTCTTCTTCCCCTATTGGTATTAAAATATCAACCCCATCTAGTTTAACAAAAGCATACGCATCATCACCAACAACTTTACCAAAGCAGTACGTTATATTTTCTTTATATTCGATAAACTCCTTAAATAATTTATAATTTAAGGATTTATTACAAATGATAATTTTCCTGAAGGCAAAGCAAAAATACTCTGCCACGGAAAAAGGTAATTTATAACTATAAAGACTTAATATACTTTCAGCTGTATCAGATGATTTCATTAACTAAAACTAAAGAATCTATTTTATTATAAAGATCCTCTAGAGTGCCATCGTTTTGAAGTATATTAGTGACACCAGTGATTGAATCCATTTCCATTTCAGACGCATGCTCGTCAACAGATACTAAACTAGGTCTTTGAACTTTCCAGACTTGTCCACCCATTTTTAAAATAGCGTCAGCTTCATGTTGGAAACGAACATCACAAATAACAACATCTAAGTTTTTATTTTGTTCATACCATTGTTCAAAACGTTTAACCCAAAAACCACGACCAAACACTTGTAATTCTGGGATATGCTTTGGCATATCATATTGAAAAATTTCAGTTCCCATTATTTGTAGAACTAATCTAGGTGTTATACCCCAAGTTGGGTCAACAACATCTTTTAAGTCACCAAAAACTTGTTCTTCGGTAAAACCGAACAACTCCATAGCTCCACGCTTAATTGGGTTGGCGAAACTGTACTTTGTGAAATTTTTTTCAGATACAAGATAATCTCCTGACGTATCTTTACCTGATCTTTTTTTACCGATAATTCCTATTAACATTGTAGTATTTTTTACAAAACTAATAAAAAGATATGATAATACCAAATAAAAAAAGCCAGAAATTTCTGGCTTTTCATATCATGTTGCTTTGGTTAATTATACCGTAGGTATAGTTCTTTGACCGTTTTTGTTAATGTCATCCACTAACTGTTTGATGACTGTTAACATATTTTCAGAACTTTGTTCTGTGTCATTATTTCTACTGATAATTTCGGCAGCTTTTTGTGATAACGCAATTCTAGCGGCTTGATTAATTTTACTTAAATCATAATTACCTACTTTATTAGGTAAGAATTTTTCTGGATTACCTGGGTTGTATTGTAAACCTGGTTGTTTTGCTTGTTCAGCGCCAGCTTCTGCGGCACCAGTTTCAGTGTCACCTTCTAAATTTTTAATATCTTTTAACATTCTTTTATAAGCCGTTACATCCATATCACCACGATTAATTAATTGAACCATTTTTTGTTGAGGTACTTTAGCAAAAGAACCTAAAACCGTTTGTAAAAACTTAGCCAATTTAACTCTATTAATTTGTTGACCATATTGTTGTTTGTATGCGTTTGCAATTTTACCACTCATCTCTGGAACGACAATAGATAATTGTGTGAATATTCTACCACTGTCGCTATTAACTGTAGCGTCTTCCATACCTTGTTGCATTTCAGGTTGGTTTTCACCAAACTCTTTCAACATATCCATATTTTCTAATATGATATCCATTAAATTATTGTGCGTTTCAATTAAATCCATTAATTGAACATCTTCATTCATATCATAGAATGTACCATCCTTACCAGCATTCTTATTAGCACTACCAGTTTCAGTTGGTGCGTTGCCAGCTTCAGGTGTTGCTGATGTACTAGGTGCTTCTGGTGGAGTTGATTTACCAGCTGATGTTTGTGTTGCACCAGGAGCTTGTGTGGTACTAGTTTTTGTTTTATTTTGGTTAGCAGATCCTTGACCTAAAGTACCTTTTTTAGATTGGTCTATTAAATATGAGAATACAGCGTACATCGATTTTACGTAATTAGGTAAATTCTTTAAGAAATCTTTTCTTAAGTTATAAACTTTATTAATATCACCTTTGCTTGGTGTTCTTTCAGCCGCTTCATTTAATTTATTAATGTTAACTAATTTTAATTGACTCATTATACTATTACCATTTTTAAATTGGATTGAGTATAAAGCTTTATTAAAGTTACTAACAAATATTTTTAAACTTTTATCGTCAGAAACTAACAGTTGGTTAACATCAATACTAGATATTGGATTTGATTTAGCTTGTGAAATTAAATTATTTAAGTTTTTATCTCCACTACTAAATTTATTCATAGCTTTAATAATACCAGATAAACGATTAACATTTGTTTTAAATAATTTTAATTCGTTAGAGCTCAAACCGATATCACCTAAACCTTTATCATTACTATTAGCTGCGTTAGCTGCTTGACCTTTAGCGTTTATTGACCTACCTAAACTATCATCAGCTTCAACCAATCTATTTAAACCTTCCAATAACTCTAATAATTGGTTATCTTCTTCCATTAATTTAATGATGTCATTAATATCATTTGGTTGCGTAATTTTTTGTGTTACTTTCTGACCACCAGTATATTGTTTTGTTGGATTAGAAGATCCACCTTGACCGTATGTACTAGTATTAACTTGACCTTTAAAATTAAATAAATCTTGGAAATATTTTTTAAGATTTATATATAACTGTTGGTCTGAACCACCACCTTTTTGTTCTTTTGGATCTTTTGGGTTTTTTGGATCTTTTGGATTATCATCGATAACAGGAGGGTTTTCTTTTGTACCTTCAGTTGGTCTTAAATATTGAATTAAATCATTTAATACTTGAGCTCTAGATGATTTTCTACCTTTCCATCTAGCCAATGCCGCAGCAGCTCCACCAGCCAATAATCCGATACCTAATACTTTAAGTATTGGAGCTGCGATAAGTAATTTACTACCACCAACAATAGTTTTTTTAGTTACCCAAGTCATAACAGCTTTAGTAACCATACCAGTTAAAGTACCACCAGATAGTGTAACTAGCGTATCACCAGCTACTTTACCAGTACCAGACCATGTTCCAGCAAATACTTGTTTTAATGTTGTTCCGTGTTCAGTTGGGTTTGATACAATTGCACTTAACGTAGCTTTAGCCGCTGCTGGATCTTTGAATATACCACCTTGTTGTGTTATAATTTCAACACCCTTTGAAGCATCACCACCACCTAATTTAGATAAAGCACTAACAACGTCATTTGGGTTAGAGCTAGGACTTAGATTTAAACCTAAGGTTCTATTCATAATTTGAGTCATACCCTCACCTGGATTAATATTCCCCAACGCAGCTTCAGCTTTTGTTTGTACAATATCTTGTGTTACTGTTGTAATTTCTTTTGGTGAAAACAAATATTCAACTAACCAACTTAACGCACCAAATGATGCCCCAGTTCCTAATAATGTTAATGGTAATCTCCAAGATTTTAATGTCTTCATTCTTTCAGTATCAAAAGAATCTAACTCACCTTTCTCAATAGCTGCTTTCGTACCAGCAAATTTACCAGCCGCTTGGGCTTTAGATGCTTTCAAATCAGCCGCTTTATTATCAGCTTCATCAATACCTTTTTCTTTTTTACTGATAGCGATTGCAGCTTGTTGTGCTGAGCTAGTTGCTTCATCAATAGATTCTTGTGTCTCTTCTTCTTCATTGAATACACTAAACGCTGCTGTTAAATCAACATCAAGATATTTTTGAGAGTAAACTCTTAAATCTTCAATAATTTTATTAGCAGCATCAACTGGTAAATAACCAGGCGCATCTGGTTTTAATTTTGTTGCACCCACTAATGAATCATAAACAGTTGCAATTTCTATTACTGTGTTAACAAAATCTAATTGACTTTTGTTATTTGGGAATTCTGGATTTTTTTGTTTGATAGCTCTGTCCAAACCTTTAATTACTTCATTACCCTGTTTATCCAATAGAGCGGTAATTTGGGCAATTGCTTTAGCATCCGTTTGACTTTTACCAAATATTTTACCACCAGCTTTATACCTACCTAATTTAGATAATGTATATTTGGCGTTTTCCCACCAACCTTCGCTAAGCGGATTTAAATCAATTTGATTTAATTCTAAATGTAATAATTCGTTTTCATTTAGAGTTGGAAGACCCATTTGTCTTCTCATCGTATTTAATTCATTAAGAACTAACCCTTGTTTACTATTCATTGTCATTATTTAATATTTAAATTATTTTTTACGTTATTTCTGGCTTGTTCTAAAATTTTAATTAATCTTTCGTTTATTGCGTTTTCACCAACTGTTTGTCCACCACTAGCAGTAAACCTTGATGTGTCTTCTGGTTCGTTAAAATCAATTTCACGTAAAACTTCATTATTTTCTGTGTGTATAGCATCATGTTTAACTAAAGCATCATAAATCGCATCGCCAAATAATTCTAAATCATCTTTAGAGTTTAAAGTCGGTTTTGGTTTAAATGAGTTATCACGTAATATTGTTTTTAACGTATTAATAAATTCAGTATTATCGTTATAATCATGAATAAAAACATAAGCAGCTTCACAGAAATCAAAAGCAATTTCTGATGGGTTATGTTTTGTTTCAAAACCTAAATCAGCCATATCGATTATATGTTTAACCGTTTTGTCACTTAACAATTTATCGTAGAAATTTGAATCATTTTCACCATCACCTTCAACCTCACTTAATTCAGCATTATCTGTTGATTGCTCTTCGTCCTTATCTTCAATTTTTTTAATTATATCACCCTTATCTTCATCGCTTAATTTATTAATATCTGACGCTGATATAATAGAATTTAAAGTGTATTTAATATCTTTATCCGAAATATTTTCTTCGAAGTCACGCATTTTTTGTGCTAATTTACCTGTAAGTTTTTGAATAGCTTTTAACGGATCTTCTTCTTGACCTTTCGTTTCAGTACCATCTGTTGCAGTTGCGTCAACTGGGGCTTCTGTACCATCAACTGGTGCATCAGCAACTGGGGCTTCTGTTCCATCAGTTGGTGATGTTGTATCGGTTCCATTTAATAAGTCAGCCTCTAAATTAGCTGTATCGTTAGAAACAGAAGAACCATCTGGTGTTTCTCCAGATGGCTCAGTAATATTTGTATCGGTAAAATCTTGTGTAGCAGCTGGTGCTGGTTCAGATGATGTCTTTTTTAATTTTAAGACATACTTCTCATCTAAACTTTTTTTTTTAACATGTCAATGTTGTCAACTTGACCAACGTTTTCGTTGATTTGTTTAAACATGAAGTTAAGGTGTTTTAACGCATCAGCGTATGATTTATAAGAGTGCTCTTGAATATTTTGAACACCAGAAAGATATGAATAATTATCACCATTTTTTGTTTTGATATAAACATGCTTTTCTTCTTGAACGATAGCATATTCAGTACCATCAGCAGCAACAGCTTCGTGTAAAACGTTAGACAATCTACCAGTAGTTTGAATTGACTCGTTTATTACTTCTTTTTTAATGCCAGCGATTTCTAGAATTCTTTCTAGTTTTTTATCTGTGTCCTGTATTTTTTCTGAACCTATTGGTCTCATAATTTAAAATATTTTTTGTTAAAGTTATTCTTAATATAAATATCTGTTATTTTATTAAAGTTCTATATTCTCGACAGATAGTAAAGAATCTTTTGTGTTTACACCCAAATCTGATAGTTTTTCCATAAAACCTGAGCGTCTAAGGTACTTAAACACCAAATTTTCATTACTTAACTCACCACCTTGTTTAAGACCATTTTTTCTATACTTACGAATTTTTTCTTTAAAAGCATCGATTTTAGTAATTTTATCATCAGAGTTTTCCATTTTACTTAACATATCCAACGCTTTTGTAAATTCATTAACTTTCTTAACAACAGCATTTTTATCCAATTTAAAATCTTCTTTTGTTGGAATATCTAACCATTTATTAAATAATATACTATAGATACCTTTAGAATCTAATTCTTCAGTAATATCTTGACCATATAATTCAACATCATACCCTTTAACTTTAATATCATGTTTTAAATTAAAAACAGCTTTTTTAGCATCAAATAATTCATCAACAATAACTTTATTATCGCTTATTTTGCTTTTATCAACAACAACGTGTAAATCTACATCCGAAAAATCAGACCAATTAAAATTAGCCAAACTACCAACAAATAAAACATCTTCAATCTCTAAAGACTCCATTTTAAAAGAATCAATGAAGTCTTTAGCTATTTTTAATAAAGCAGATCTGATTTCTGGCTTTAACTTAATTTTATTAAAGTTATTAGTTTCTGTCTCAACCCAAACTTCTGAGTTTAGATGATCTCTTAATTTGAAACTTTTTAAAATTGAATCCATAGTTTTAAT